TTTGGACAGTTTATGGAAGAACGCAAAAACACAGGACGCATTTACTTAATGAATGTGGATCATGCAAATACACATGGAGCGTTTAAGCCCGAAGTAGCACCTGTTAAGCAAAGCAATTTATGTTGTGAGATTAATTTGCCTACTAAACCGTTATCTTTTTTCAGTGACGAACAAGGCGAAATTAGTTTATGTACATTAAGTGCAATCAATTGGGGTAACATTAAATCTCCAAAAGATTTTGAACGAGTATGTAGACTTGCAGTGCGTGGACTAGATGAACTATTGGATTATCAAAAGTATCCAGTATTAGCAGCAGAACTAAGTACAATGAAAAGACGCCCGTTGGGTGTTGGTATTATTAACTTTGCATTTTGGTTAGCAAGGCATGATTTAAACTATCAAGACATTGATAAGGATGGATTAGCATTAGTAGACGAATGGGCAGAGGCTTGGAGTTATTACTTAATTAAAGCAAGTGCAGATTTGGCTATTGATAAAGGAAACATTGATGGTATATATGAAACAAAATACGGCGATGGAATTACTCCTAATCAAACATACAAAAAAGAATTAGATGAGCTAGTACCTCATAAAGAAAGACAAGATTGGAAAGGATTGCGTGAACAACTTAAAGCAACAGGTATCCGTAATTCAACTCTAATGGCACTCATGCCTGCAGAAACATCAGCACAAATTAGTAACAGCACAAACGGTATTGAACCGCCTCGTGCATTTGTTAGTGTTAAGCAAAGTAAACATGGAGTACTAAAGCAAGTGGTTCCTGGTTATCCACGCTTAAAGAACAAATATGACCTACTGTGGGACCAGCGTAGTCCAGAAGGTTATTTAAAAATTATGGCAGTATTACAAAAATATATCGATCAAGGTATCAGTGTTAATACAAGCTATAACCCAGAATTCTATGAAGATGAAAAGATACCAATGAGTGTCATGTTACAACATCTTGTAATGTTCTACAAGTATGGTGGTAAGCAATTGTATTACTTTAATACATTTGACGGACAGGGTGAAATTGATTTTGATAAGAAAAATAAAGAAGAACTATTAGGAAGAGATAGTTTTGAATCAGACGGCGAATATGAAGACTACTGTGATAGTTGCACAATTTAAGGAAACACATGAATGACAATTTTAAACACAAAAAATGAAAAATACCACACTGAATGTAATGCATTTCTAGATGGCCAATTAGGCTTTCAACGATATGATACTGTGAAATACAAACAGTTTGATAAACTAACTGACAAACAGTTGGGATTCTTTTGGCGTCCCGAAGAAGTAGATGTTAGTAAAGATTCACAGGATTTTAAAAATCTTACTGAACATGAACAACATATCTTTACAAGTAATCTCAAAAGACAAATCCTACTAGACAGTGTACAAGGCAGAGCACCAGTAGAAGCATTTGGACCTATTGTAAGTTTACCAGAACTAGAAAACTGGATTATGACTTGGACATTTAGTGAAACAATTCACTCACGCAGTTATACACATATTATTCGTAACATTTATTCTAATCCTACTGTAGTATTTGACGAGCTAATGGACAGTAAAGAAATTACAGACTGTGGTGATGATATTTCAAAATACTATGATGAGCTTATTGAATTATCACAATACTACCAATTGTTAGGTGTAGGTAAACACAAAGTAAACGGTAAAACAGTTGAAGTAGATGAATATGAATTAAAGAAAAAGATTTGGTTAACATTAAATAGTGTTAACATTTTAGAAGGAATTCGTTTCTATGTAAGTTTCGCATGCTCTTGGGCATTTGCAGAACTTAAAAAGATGGAAGGCAATGCTAAGATTATTAAGTTTATTGCCCGTGACGAAAACGTACACTTAGCAAGTACACAGTATTTGTTATCAAAAGTGTTAACAAAAGAAGACCCAGACTTCCTAAAGATTGCAGAAGAATGTAAAGATGAAGTAACACAAATGTTCGTTGATGCAGTTGAACAAGAAAAAGAATGGGCAAACTATTTGTTTAAGGATGGATCAATGATTGGTCTTAATGCACAGTTGTTGAGCGATTACATTGAATGGATTTGTTGTAAGCGTATGATAGGACTTGGCATGAAGTGTCCTTATACAACTTCACAAGCAAACCCACTACCATGGACACAAAAATGGATTAGTGGAGCAGAAGTGCAAGTAGCACCACAGGAGACAGAGATTAGTTCTTATATTATTGGCGGTGTGAAAAAAGATGTAAGTGAAGATACATTTTCAGGGATGAGTTTATGATTACAATTTATGGAAAAACACAATGCGGTTATTGTGACGCCGCTAAAAGGTTATGCGAATCTAGAGGTTTAGATTTTGAATACAAGCAGTTAGATAAAGATTTCACAAGAGAAGTTATGGTAGAGGAATTTCCAACTGCCAGAACATTCCCACAGATCGTTGTTAGTGGTAACAAAATAGGTGGGTACGATCAATTAGTCAAGTACATTGAAGATACAAATTACAATGGTACCGGACATTCATTATAAAGGATAACATATGTTAATAGAAGCACAGTATAAAGTAGGTGATGTTGTAAGTATCAAACTTTCTTCAGGCGAAGAAATGATTGCACGTTTTGAAGATGAAAACGATGATGTAGTTACAGTTGCTAAACCTTACATTTTAATTGCAGCACAAAACGGAATGGCATTAGCGCCATATATGTTTACAATTGCACCGGATACTAAAGTAAAGTTAAAGATAAATAATGTTATATGCATAGTTAAGTCGGCAAAAGATGCTAGCGATATGTATATTAAACAAAGTACAGGAATAGCAATAGCAAGTGCCACAAGTTCATAGACATGGAGACTCACGTAGTTGCGGTGCAACAACAACTGCATCAAACAACTCTAGTGTATTTGTAAACGATCAGCCAATTAGCGTTGATGCTGATCCAAATACGCATGGCGGTGGCGAACTCAATGCGGCATGTAACAGTGTATATGTTGGTGGAATATTAGTTGTTCTTAACGGCAATTCAGCAGCACCAGATAGTCTTTGCCCATTACCCGGTGGATCTCATTGTAGCCCTGCAGCAACCAGTGGTAGCCCAGATGTAGGAATAGGAGCATAACATGAGTGATTTTACAGGAACTTTAACTGATGCAAGTGATTATCTTAATTCAACTAAAATAGATATACCTACAGGTAAGTTTGATGTAGACCCAGAAACAGGCACTGTAACAGCTCAAACACAAGCGTACAGCTTGAAAGAAATCATTTGTAGCCTATTAGCAGGAAATGGTATAAAACTACCTAATTTACAAATATGTTTAAAAGTTAACATAGGTAGATTAATACCTGGTATTCCTGCAGGCTTAGAAGATTTACAAGAAGCATTAGAAGAAGCCGAAAAGGCACTAGACGATTTTATTGCACACACAAATATTGATAACGCATTAGGTAGACTAAATGCAGCAGTGGCAGAATTTGCCGCTATTGCTAATATGATTAACTTCTGTGGTACACCAGTAGTACCACGAGCAATTCCAAATGTCATAAAAGACTCAATGGGTAGCTTCTTGGGTGCAGGTAAAAGTATACTAGACACACTAGGCACTATGGCAGATAGTGACATAGGCGGATGCATTGGAGCAGACGGAAACTTTACACCAGATTTATTTACAGGTGGATTACTAAAACAATTAGGTGATAATTTTAGTAACTTACTTGGAATGCCAGACGCACTAAAGGCAAGTATTATTAGTGATCTAAATGCATTTAAAACAGATATAGAGAACCTTATAGAATTTGAAAATAATTTTGGTAATGGTTCAACAGAAAGTACTGGTGGTAGTATGTTTGCACCAAACGACAGAGTAAACACTGGCGTTGGTATGGCAGTTGATCCAAACCTAACATTAACAAAGAGTCAACAGTATGCAAGTACTATTCAAGCATTATACAACAGTTTAAAAGGTTATCCAGTAGATGCTGACGGCAATGATATTTTCTTCTACTTACTTGAACCAGAAATATTAGCAAAACTACAAAATAACGGTGATCCATCTGTACCTTTAGCAGAAAGAGAACCAGTATATGATCATTGTAATAGAATAACAGGTTATACAGAACGCACTATACAAGCAGTATCACAATCCAGCGAAGGCGGTGCAGCACAAAGTACAACACAACCTGGAGTAATTGGATTATCAGAAAGCGGAGTGGTACTAACTAATCCACCAGCAACTACAACAAATTTAGGAGCCACTATTACAGTTAGTGGAAGCGGTGGCGGAGGCAGTGTTGATTTAAGTGCATATTCGACTACTGCACAGATGCAAGCAGCAGATTCGGGAATAGTAACAGCCTTTACAGCTGCTGATACTACATTACAAACAAATATTACAAGTAATACATCAGATATTGCTATCAATACATCAAACATTGCAACTAATACATCAAACATTGCAACTAATACATCAAACATTGCAACTAATACATCAAACATTGCAACTAATACATCAAACATTGCAACTAAT